GTTGAAGAACATTTCATAGCTAAACATCTAATATCATAATTAGGATCTTCTTCATAGAAGTTAATACCTTTACATTGAATAAATAAAAGCTTTGGAAATACTGGTGTAGATTTATTCTTTCCAATACCTTCAATTCTTATTTTAAGTATAGATTCTTGAATCATTCTAGATTCAATTGATGTTCCAAGACCGAATGAGATGCTTACAAATGGTGTTTGCTTACCAATTTATATTTTCATATAAAAATAGACTATCTCTTAACCATATTTTTAATATAATTAAAAACTTAGGTTGGTGACACTTCGGTTATGTTATATTAATATAACACAATATAGAATATTTCAATTCTATCCCTACTCTACTCTCTTTCATATATTGTTATATATGTGATTTCGATAGTCGTTACACTTTTCTATTTTATTAATAAAATAGACTTAGCTCGGTATTAGCATGATTATAATATTTTCCATTCAAAATTATTCCAAAAACAATGTCCATTATTTTTTCTTAGTTTAGTTGCTAAATTTCTAGAATTTTCAATTGTTTTTCCAATACTTTTAGCAGCTTCTCTAATTGATAAAAATAATTCATCTGTTGTTAAATTCATAATTATTTTAGTTCTATTTCCAATTAAATAATCTGGATTTATTTCTAAATTTTTATTATAAGACCAAATTTCATTATTATAAATAATAAACTCTTTTTCTTTATTTTTAATTTTTTTTAATCTTTTTCTAAGATGTTGAAGATCTTTATTTGGATAATGATTTTGAATTTCTTTAAAGAAATAATAAGATTTACAAGTAGTGTTATTATAAATTTTATTTTCAGTAAAATAATCATTTATTATTTCACCTTTTTCATTTACATATCTATATACTTTACTACCAACTGTTTGTCTATCTCCTCTACAAACAGCATATAATTTAGAAGCTGGAATTTTTTCGGTATTGATGCAAATAACACCATTTTCATAAATAATATCATCAGTAACATTATAAACCATTTTAGATGCTGGATTTAGTTTTCCAGATTTTCCATACATATGATTTAATGTACCAATTTGTTTTTCAGAAATTATTTTTTTACTTTCTTCCGATAATATAAAAGAGGATTGTCCTCCAGTTGTTCTGTTATATCCATAACCAGTATCATCAAAAGAATTATATTTCTTTATATAAAATTTTTCTAAATTACATAATTCATAAAAATTTTTAGCAGAATCATCAATAATTTCCCATTTAAAATTTTCTCTTCCTTCTTCATGTAGCATTCTATCAAAATATGTAACTTTTTTATTAGTCCATGCATTTTCATGACCTTTTCTTCGTTCTTTTAAACTTTTTGTTGTAATACCTATGTAAATTTTATTATTTTTAATATTTTGAGCTTTATAAACAATTAGCATAATAAATTTCCCTTTCTGTGTATAAAATGTATTATAGCTAATTGTTATAAAATAAATTATAATTTTAGCTTTCACCGATAGCAGTTATAAAAATAACTACACCCTCATTTTGAGGTTCATCACCTTATTCACTTATATATTTCTATATAAGGCAGCCAATATGTTAACCGTTAGTCGTGAATAGAGTGTTCACTTGATATTCTAAACATTGAATACCATCATAAACAACCTTTTCAATTTTTTTCATAGCATTATCAATAATTTTCTTTTTATCAACTCTTGAAATATTAATATTATTTCCAATACTATGATCAGTAGCTTCTAAATACTTATTAATATTTTCAATGCTATCTGTATAAATAGGTAAAATCATTTCATTCCATACTTCGTCAATATCAAAATTACTATCGTCAATATCTTTTTCAAAGTTTATATAATCTTTAATTTTTTCCTTTAAGATTTTAATATAACTTTTAACTACATATGGAACTAAACCTTCATCAATTCTATTAATAGTTTGTCCACCATATTGAGAACAAGCTACGCCTTGAATAATTTGGCTTACTAAAGTACAAGCTACATCAAAAGATTTAGGAGTTTCAATTAATGCATTACCTACAATAAATCCTTTTTCAAGCATAGTTCTATAATCAATAAGCATACAATTATACATATTGAATAAAGGTGAATAATCTTCATCATGCCAATGAATATAGTTATTATCTCTATACTTCTGAACTCTAGGTGGAATTAAATGAAGATCCTTAGTAATCTCTTTAGCAACCGTTCCTGCTAAAAGATCTCTTTGAACATAAAGCTTATCGGCAGCTTTATTAGCATTTTCTGCAATAATATCTGGATCTGTATAATCTAAAAGACCATGAATCTTTTTCACTAAATTAGAACTTCTCATTCTACTAGCATCTCTAGCACCTCTGAATGATGTATATTCTCTAGCTACTTCAGGATTTTCATCCATAAGAGTAGTTTCTACAGTTCTTTCAATTTCATGAATATCAACTTCATTATCAAAGTTAATATAGATAATGTCAGATACAGTATTAGTAATATCATATGCAGTGTCTAAATCATCAATTTTATTGAGCTTAGTCATAGCTTTAATAATAGCATTTGTAATTTTATTAGGATCGAATACCTCTTTTCGACCATCTCTTTTAATTACATACAATTTTTTAATATCTTCCATGTGAATTTCTCCTTTACTAACATAGAAATTTTCAAATTTGAATATTATTTTGTTATATCCCTACAAAAATAAAAATCGCCATGTTTTATCTAGAAATTTCATCCATTATAATATCATTTTATAATGGATGATTTAATTCCTAAATAAACTAAAATTAATCAAATGATAATGATTCATCATTATATTCAAAGTCACTTTCAAGCTCTTCATCATTATCTGAAGTACTTATATTAGTAAACTTTTTTCTTTTTCTACTATTACTCATTTCAATAGTTTTTACATTCTGATTAGAATTAGCTATAACATTAATATCATCTTTATCAGGTGAATCTGAAATTCTTTCTACTCCAAGAGGTTCTGCATTATCATAATCAGTAGCAATTTTAAAGTTACAGTATCTTGGATCTTTTTCAAAAGGCTGTGCAAAATAATCAATACCACTATCACCTCTAGCCATGATACATTTAAATGTCTGATAATAAGTATCTGAATCTTCATCCTTTTCTCTATTAGTAATGATTGTATAATCAGCATTCTCATAAATAAGTGAAGATTCACCAACCTGAGAACCACCTAATTTTCTAGCCAAATCTTTCTTTCTATTTGATTTAGCAGATTCAACAACCTTAAGACCATCTCTATTAAGCTGTGAAGCCGTTAATACTGGAATCTTTCTAATCTTAGAAAAGTTACAAAACTCATTAATTACTTCACCTAATTCATCTCTTTTTTGTTCTGTTCTATAAGCTCTTTGAGAATGAATTCTCTTAATATAATCTTGTGCTACAAATATAATTTCTTGATTATCGATTAAAGCATAATTTTCATATAGCTTATCCAATTCACCTGTATCTACAGACATATGAGTTCTAAATTCAATTCTTAATGCAATACCAGTCTTTTCAATGGTTTCTTTTTCAATTACATCTAAGATATTGTCAACATCTTTATCTGTAATATGATACTTCTTAATAACCTTTCCATTTTTATTCTTTTCAGTAGTATATTTAAAATCAAACTTAATACCTAAATATCTATAAATTCTTTCAAATGTTTCAATCATACTATTTTCCATAGTGAAATATAAAACAGCAGGTGTCTTTTCAGGATCTTTTAACTGATAATCAACATAATTAGTTACTATATTCATAACAATATTAAGCATTGTACCTGATTTAAAACTCTTTGCAACACCTAATAATAGATAACATCTTTCTTCCTGAAGTCCACCTCCAAGCATTTTATCCAATAGCTTATAACCTGTTGGAATTTTATTACCTGGATTATAAATACTTTCAAGGGATTGTCTAATAACTGTCTTAGCGTTATGTCTATCAGTAATATTAAATGAATTTAATTTACCATCGGTGTCCATTGAATTAAGATTAAATTTTCTATTCAAATTAATCAAGACTTCTTTAGCTACTGGTAGAATTGTTTCATTTGTCTTAGGATCTGGATGTTCAAATGTTTCAATAACTTCTTTAAGTATAGGAATATCTTGATAAATACTAATTGAATCTAATTGATTCTGAATGAACTTATTCCAATAAATGATTTTCTTTTCATCAAATTCATATTCCTTTGCATGATCAAAAACCATATCAATAGTTGATCTTGGAATCTCTGTTTCATCATTTCTTTCAATAATAGTTTCTTTAAGTTCACTTATACTATCAACGGTATAATCAATATTAAGATTAAGTATTTCCATCAACAATCTTAAAAGCTGAATAGATGTTAATTCATTTTCCTCATTAAATGATTTTTCAATATCAATCATATTAATGTATCTTCTAAGATTAACTAAATTACTAACGGTGATTAAATCATTAATTGTCAACGAATAATAAAGAAGCTTTGAAATAGTTGACAATGGTAATTTAATCTTGATTTTTTCCTTTTTAGTATTTTTTGATTTTTTCTTTTCAATATAAGACATTTTGCATTTACCTCCTACAGCAAACTATACTATTGTGTTACGTGCGTTTTGAAAATAAAAAACACAGATAGTGCTTTAAACACTATCTGCATTAGAAATAAGTTTATTAATAACTTCAGTAGATACTTTCTTACCAGTTGTTAATTCAATATACTTAGCAATTGATTTATCAATAGGCAATTCTTTTTTAAATAAGAAATTGAATCTTTCATCCACTACATCTTCTGGAATATCATTATGAGTTTCAATCTTAATATCAGAAGATAATACTCCTTTTAATAAGTCTTTATTATCTTCATCTTTACTAATAATTACTTTAAGATAATCACAAGTAGTTTTTTCATTCTCAATAAACTCCAATTTTTCTTCAGTAGTTTCAAAGTTATAATCATTAATATTAATAATTTTATAGACTGAAGCATTCTTATTCTCATAAAAGATAGCTTCTGTATCTCCAGTTTCAGGATTAATAGTAGTTAATAAGAATCCTTTATCCTCTTGATCAGCGAAACTAAATCTTTCAAAAGATCCTACATAAATTATTTTATCTTCATCTTTATAATTCTTTTTATCATGAATATGACCAAATATTGTAAAGTAATTACAGATATTATCAAGAGTATCTACTGAATGAACAGATTCATTTCTTCTAAGCTTCTTTTTATCTTCTTCATTTCCTGTAAAAGCTACAAAATCAATCATTCCATGACCAAAAATCATGTCATAATTTTCTTCAGGATTGAGAAATTTATTATAATAGCTTGAATAATTTTCAGGATATTCTTCTGGAAGATACAAAATTGAATAATCGTATACTTTATTCTTACCAAATGGAATACTAATAATTTCAGTTGAAACAGTTCTGAAAATCTTAAATAATGGATATTTTACTTCAAGATGTGAAAAATTATTAAGTTGGTTATTATCATGGGATTTTGTACCATTGATAATTCTTAAATAGAAATTATATTTCTTAGATAATTCACATAATTCAGTAACAAATCTTAATACATAATTAGCAGAAGCTTCTGTCATCTTTATAACTCTATCAAATAAATCCCCCTCTATAACAACCATATTTAAGTGATCATACTCTTTAATGATATTTGGAATTTCTTTTAAGAAATTTTCATTCAAATCATTATATAGCTTTTTATCATTCTTCTTACCAAAATGAATATCGGCTATATTCAATACGTTAAAATTATTATTTTTCATTTTTCAAATTCTCCTTTAAAATATTTTCTATATTATCATAATCAGTATATTTAATCCTGATTAATTTAATATTCTTTTCTTTACAATAATTATCCTTGATAGAATCTCTTCTTTGTTGAATTGAAAGATTATCGTACCAAGTTTCATTAAAATGTTGTACGCCATCGTATTCTAATAATACAAAATTATTATCATTTAGATTTATTTTAAAATCAAATCGTAATGGGAGTTTATTCTTACAATCTGAAAAAGAAAATTGTGTTTCATAGTTATAATTATTATCATCTAACCATTGTTTAATTTTATTTTCTCCTTTAGATGTATTACAAGCAGGACATCTTGTTCCATCATATAGAAAATGCTTTGCAGATATCCAAGATAAATTATTACATTTATTATGTCTAATTAATATTTTATCTCTACATTGATTATATTTTGATAATACTTCATACTCATCTCCTACTAATGATTTAACTTCATTTAAGAATTCTTCATGACTTTTTCTTCGGTTTAATCCAGCTTCTTTTAAAGAGCATTTTGGACATCTATTATTATTCTTTAAAAAATCATGTGCTCTCATTCTAAAAGTACTTTTACATTTTTTATGATAAAATAAAATTTTATCAGAATTTTTAGTACCATCACTTATGTATTTTGATAGTACTTCATATTCATTTCCTACTAAATTATATACTTCTTTTATAAAGTCTTCATGACTACGTTTATATCTACCAGAACATTTTGGACACCTGCTATTATTACATAAAAAATTATGAGGTGTTACTGAATATTCATAACCACATTTATGTTTGACTTTTAATTTGGTTTTATTATTTATATATTTATCTATAAATTCATATTCATCTCCCACTTTGTCACTAACTTCTTTTAAGAAGTCTTCATTACTTTTTCTTGCTGGCATTGTTAAACTATCCTCCAAATAAAAATTTTATAGATTATTAAATTATCTACATTAATATAATATATAAATAAATATTTTTATTTAAAATTAATTAAAAATGAATCTTAATACCAATAAAGGTATTAAGATTCATTAAATTATTCATCAATAGTTTCTGTAGAACCAGTAAGATCTTTAAGTTCTTCTTTAGCTTTCTGAAGTTCATCATAATTATCGCCTTTAATATCCTTAGTAGATTCATTAAGAATACTATTCTGTTCTTTAATAAATTCTTCAAGGAATTTAGTCTTATCAGTCTTAATCATAGAATCATAAATACCAGCATCTTTTTCAAACTTCTTCATATTTTTAATTCCATCAGATAAAGTTTTCTTCATATTTTCTTCAATAGGAATAACTTTACCATCTTCTGAGTCTAAGTCTACTTGAAGAAAAGCCATATTTCCATAAATTGGAGTACCATAAAAACCTACATTATATTCTGTATCAGGATTAAATTGATCATAATCCATAAACATTGTAAATTCATTAAAAGGACTTGGTAAATAACCAGCATTAGCAATTTTTCCTGGAATTTCAGTATTACCATCAGTATTTGTAACTAAATCAATGATTTTTAAAAAAGCATCATTAAGACCTGCTTCTGAAGTATTAAAACTAAAATCAATATATTCTACATCTTGTTCACCTGGCTTAACAATTCCAATAAAGCCATTATATTCATTGATATTTTCTTCCATAATTAAATACACTCCGTTCTTAATATTTTTTATTTTTTTAATTTATATTATATAAAAATTAATTTAACCTCTTTTTATATAATATAGTTTATTTTAAATTTATAAAAAAAAAACTAAATATTATATTTTTAAAGAAAGAAGGTTATTTATCTATGAGTTATTTAGATAATATTTATTTAGAAGGTTATTATGATGCTTTAGAAGAAATGGAAGATGACTATTCTAATGATTATGAAGATGCTTATTTAGAAGGATACTATACAGCTTTAATGGAAACATCAAGAGCAACTAAAGAATTAAAAAAGAAATATAAAGTACCAAGATATAGATTTCTTAACGATCGTAATGCTTTTGAAGACAAAAAATTTCGTTTATCCAATGGAAACGATGCTAGAGTTCATAAGGCTACTTCTTCAGATAGAGGAGTATCAGGAAATCTTTATTCTATAGGTAGTAAATATGGAAAACCTAATTCTACTGAAAAATTTTTACCTGAACTTTACTCAAAACATTATGATAGTAGAATTGCTACAAAAGGTAAGTATGGCAAAGAAAAAAATTTATGTGATGACAATGACAATATACATAAATTTTATAAAGATGGCAAAAATACAATAGTACATGATAGCCAAAAAGAGAAAAAAAAATGGTATGAAGATGACAAAAGAACTAAAAGTAGAGTCACTTTTAAAGATAAAGCTAAAGCAGATTATGGTTTCTATGCTTTTAAAACAAAAGATGGTGGTAAATGGAAAAATGAATTTAAATTTAAAAAATAAATTTTTAAACCAACCCTTAAGGATATTTGCCTTAAGGGTTTAATTTTTATATTATACGAAAACAAACTTTTATTAGATTACTTAAAAGAGAGGTGTATAAAACATGAAACGATTAAATGATTCAGCAATTTTTTCTAAGTTAATTAATAATACAGAATTAATTAATAAAATGAAGTTAATAGTTTCAAGAAATGGTATAACTTTATTAACTCCAAAAGATTTAGAATCATCTTATTCAGATATAAATAGAAGAATTAAATATTCTACAAAAGGTCCTATCATGGATAAAATAGCTAAAGGAATCATTGTTCCTTTTAGAGATGTTAAAACTAAAACTCCAACATATCTTCCAACTATTACTGGAAAAGGTGTTAATGGAGATTTTAATATTTATGTAAATCTTGAAAGATATATGAATTCTTCTGGTGAAATTTATCCTAAAACTTTCTTTGCTTTATTGCAATGTTGTTTAATGTCTTATGAATTTGCAAAGAAATGGGATACTTATGTAAATAATCTTGATTTTGTTAAAGATGCTAGTTTTATTTATTCTAGAATGACTACTAAAGTTCTTGATAAAACATTTGCTTTAGATTTAGATACCTTTAATTCAGATTTACTTTCATTCATATTTGCAAAGTTCTTTATTGTAAATATGTGTGGAAGAGCAGACAATGATTTAAATGATAATATTGCATATAAGTGTTGCTTTAATAAGTCTTCATTAGATTTAATTAAACAAGAAGAAGAATCTTTAAGTCCTAATAAATATAATTCTTTCTTTGAATTAATAGATGCTCTTAAAGAAATTAAGTCAATTAAATCAATTAATGTAAGATCTTTTATTGAAAATTTCACTAGAATGTTTGGTGAAGGAAGCCTTTTAGCATTAGATTATTTACCTTCATTTATTCAGTGTGTTACTAGTGCTGCTATAGGTGGCGGTTTAAATAAAGACTATATGTATGAAAGTGTAGCAGGAAAAATTATTCAGAACTTATATTTAACTATTACAAAGTTAATTTCATATTAATATATAAAGGAGGGAAAGATAATGGCTGATAAAAGCGGTATTTTTTCGCTTATAGATGAAAAAAAGTTTAGGTATAACAATACAGATGATGATTATACTTACAAAATTGAAAAAATTTTTAACTATGAGAATTATCTTTTTGTCCTTTTTAGTAAATTGTATTTAAAAGAAAAAAAAGAAAAAGATGAAGGTGATTCCAACGTTTGGAATCACCTTTATTTAATTACAATTGAAAAGAATGGACGAAATATTACTACAAATGATATAGATGATATTTTAGATACTAATGGTAATGAATTATTCAATATTATAAAGGATGGAACAGCTAAGTTAGCAGACTTAGAAATTGGTAAATATAAAAATGTATTCTTTATTAATAATGAAAGCTTTGCTGTTAGTATTGTATTAATGACTGGTGATGATAAAGAAGCTAATTTATGGGCAAGAATATATAGAAAATTAGAAAATACTGATAAAGTTACTTTTTATAAATTAGATAAAAAAGAAGATAAAGGATATAAATTAAATTCTACTAAAGTTACTAATTCAAATGATTATAGTCAATTTGTAACATTTTATACAGATAGTAGAAACTGGGATCAAATGGAAGTTAATGGTTTTGGTAGAATTGCTTCGAATATACGTAGTTTACAAAATTTACTTATTAATAGTGATAAAATTGAAGATGAAAATGAAAGAAGGTTATTCCCAGCAAATAAAAAATATTTATATAATTATGAATATTATTTTGATTGGGATAAGACTGGAGATGGCTATGTTTGGAAGTTATTTTATTATAACTCTAGATATAGAGATTCTGCTGATACTACTGAATTTGGAAAGACTAATCCTTATAAAACATTTCCATTTAGAGAAAAAAATTATTTTAGCGGATTAGGTTATATTGATATAGATGATAAAATCCATTGTTATTATTATCCTGAAAATACTTATATTAATGATACTTATTTTAATTTAGATATAGATGATAATTATCTTCAACCAAATTTTGATATAGGTGACCCATTAGTTATATTAAATAATTTATATAATTATACAGATAAAGATTTAAATGATAATTTTAAATATAGCACTACTATTAATAGTTTTTACTTCGTTCAAAATCCTATTTTTTATTTAAATGAAGATAATGATGTAATTATTAAAAATCTTTTTTATGTTAATGATTATAATTATATACATATTTATTCCTATGCAAATTTTATAGAAACCTCTAATGATTTTAATTATAAAGGAATGATAGAATTAACATCTTATATTAGACTTCAATTAGATATGGACACAAATAATTATTATAAAATCGTTACTAATAATAGAAATGGTAATTTAATATTAATAAATACAATTGATTTTAATATAGATAATTTATTTGATTTTTTTAATATAGATAGAAGTAAATTTAAATCAATAAACTTTTGTATAATTGATAGTAGATATAAAGAAAAATTGCCAGAAGACTTTAATATTAATAATGATTCAGATAATATAATTTTTATTCCATTATTTTTAGAATCTAATAATAATAGTGAAATTATTGATGAAAATATATATACCATTAAGGATTCTAGTAATAGAGAAGTTTTTAAATTAGTAAATAAATTTAGTGATGAAGTTTTAATAACTTTAAACTATAAAAATCTTCCATATATTTATTCTTATGAAAATAATGAATATCATTTAGCAAGAAAATATACTGAAGTTCCATCAATGTATTTTTATGATGAAAATATATCTTATTGGTGTGATAAAAAAAATAAAAAATTTAAAAACTTTTTATCTATTAATAATTCAAATTATTATGATCAATATGCTTTTTTAAATGATGATTATTATAATGATGCAATTTATGGTTTAATTACATTAAAAGATGGAGGAATTGAATATACTACTGAAAATATAACTAAAGATAATGGTTTTATAATAGGTTTAGAAAAAAGTATAGAAAAAGGTACTACTGGTTTTATAGATAAAACTAAAAATTCTTATAATACTGCTTTAACAAATAATTTAAAATGGTCTAGAAACTGTAATTTCTATGATGTAGAAAGTGATTATTTAAAGGATTCAAGAATAATTGGTAATGATGATTCTTGGTATAATGATATAGACCATCCATATGTTTATAATCAAGATAGTCATGTATTGCATAGTGATTATAGAAATTATGCATTAAATGATTTATTTACTAATTTAAATTATTATAAAGAAAATGAAATACCTAATTATGAAAAATTATATGATGAAATGGTTAGTAAATTTAATAAATTAATTAGTGATAAAGATTATTTAGTTGGAGTTAAAATTCCTAAAAATATTTCAACAATAATAAAAAATAGTGATAAAATAGGAACTTTTAGTGAAGATTTATATCTTGATTTAATGGTATTACCTAAAGGTGATACAATAGATACAAATAATTTAGACAAATTATTTAAAATCTTATATTATACACCTTATCAACCTTATATAGTTCCAATAAATAGTTTAGATGATGTTCCTTGGATTTCAACTTCTAATAAACCATTAAGATTTATTAGAAATATAAATTATATAAATAGATATATCAATTATTTACATTCATTACAATTTATTAGTTTATTTAATATTGATTTTAATGATATTGAAAATTATTTTGATGCTAATTGTTATATAACACAAAAAGATTTTTCAGAATATCTTTTAAATAAATTTAATGATGATCTAGGAATAACTTTTAATAATAATCATAATGATTTACCTTCAGATAAAGATTTATATAGTAATTTTTATTATTATAATTCTAATAATATTTGGTCATATAATAATTATAAATCAACAGTACCTTTAGGATTCAAAGTTAAAAATTTTAATAATGATGGTTATGATATATATTATGCATATAATTATTGGATAAACGATGAAAAATTAAGTTATTCTTTTGATATTAATGAAGAAAAAACAGACTATACTATTAAAGACGATAATGATAATACTTTTTCTGCAAGAATGACAAATAGAATTCAACCAGTAATGTTAAGTTTTGATTATATTTTTGATTATCATTTATATTCTTCTAATTATACAGAAAATGATTATGTAATTAAAGCATTAACTACTATATTAAGTTTATTATCTGAAAATGAAGAAGAATCTGCGAATAAATTATATAATTTACTTAAAAAATATAAAATCGCAATAAGATTTGTAGTACAACAAACACCTCAATTTATAGTAGTATTAGGAATAGATGATAATATTGATGATATTATTTATATTGCTACTGAAAATGGTAGTAGTGTAATTTCAGGGTTTTCAGGAGATTATGAAACATTTATTAAAAATAAAGACTACAATAAAAATCCAACTTATGTAACTAATACATTTAAATATCATTTTACATATAATATTTTAAGATATGAAGCTAGTTTAAATAATTTAATTCCCTCTTCTATATCTTCTTTGTCTTTTAGCCATAATAATGATTATAATAAAAATTATAGTAAAGATAATTATTATAGTAATCGTGAAATTGAATTAAATTGGACTTATGAGGGAAAAGATTCAAATGACAATCCAATTTATCAAGTTCATTTTCCTACAAAAATTTATAGTTATTTTGGTAAACGATTAGATAATAATAAAGATAATTATAATTATAATATTTTATTAACTAAAGAACATTATAGAGCTCTTTCAAAATATATTATGAGAAAAGAAGATAATGACGAACCAATAAGATATTATTTATATAATGAATATTATGAAAATATTAATACTAATATTAAATTTATTCATTGTAATCATTTTATTAAATTATTTTGTGATGATACTGAAATTAGTGATCTAAATAGTTATCCTAGTGCCAACTTAATATTTCCTATAATTAAAGAAACTAAATATTTTGCAATTAGTAATAAAGATAAATTAGAAAAAGTTTTTTATAATTGTGATAAAACAGAAATTATAGATGATTCTAATTCTACTAAAAACTTTAATTATATTGAATTAAATACTGATACTATTACAAGCTATAATAGAGATAGATTAGATAAAAATCATTATATAAGTTTTGATTTTCATGATATTATTGAAGAAGAAACTACATTAGATAAAGTTATAGATGATAATAAATATAATATAAATACTTGTATATTAACATTATCAAGTGATATAGATTATAAAACTGGTGAATTAAAATCTACAGATTTTGTAAATGAAGAAATTGAATTCACCAATAATGAAAGAACTACAATAGATTATACAAAAGCAGAACCATTAATGGAATTTTTTAGAAAAATGATGAATAATGAAGAATATGCTTTTGATGAAATTCCAGACGGTTTTAATAATAATTTTGGTATTGAAATTAAACGAAGCTTTTATAATGATTTAATAGGATTTTATTCTAATTCAAATATTTGTCCATTATGTATAAGATATAATGATGTAATTAGTGACTTTAGTTTGGAGTCTGAAGATGATCCATCTTGGGAGAGTTTCTTTACAGTTGATGATTATGCTTATATTCCTATGAAATATTTATCTAATGAAAGATATGTATTACTAACTGATGATTCGGATAATGATAATACTAAAAAAATTGAAAGACAGATTTCTGTTTTAAAAAATAATGGTATTGTAGAATTTAATATAGATGGTTTTATTAATGATAGCACTACTTCTGATAAATTAATTAAAATTTATAATTTCTTAGATGAAGATACTTTAAAACCTATAATGGGATTAAAAGATGTATTTTATGATGAAAATAATAATAAAGTAACTCTAAGTTCAGAAGATGATATCTTAGATAATATTTATATTGTAGAATTTAGAATTGATGATAATATTGAAAATATTAATACTAAAGTTTATTTAACAAATAGTGAAATAGAAAAGAATGATGAATATACTGATATTCTTAATTTATTAGATAATAAAACTCCTTTCTATAAAATTAATACAGATGTATATGATAATAAATATGAAGAAGTTAATACTAAATATAAATTCTATTCTTATTCAGTAAATAATAAAATAGTAATTACTAAGAATGTACCAGAAAATTCATCTACTTCAAATGGTTATTCAGAAATAGTTGCTATTTTAAAATTTGATGAGGACTTTATTATATGTGGTGATACAAATTATATTATAGCTATTAATAAAAATTATAACTATGAAAATAATACTTATAAAGTTCCTTTATTAATATTAGATTATAACACAATTATTGAAAAGCTCTTCAATAATTTAGATGATAAATTAGAAGATGATTATAAAGTCTTATTTGAAGATCAATTTGATGAAAATAAATATTTAATGTTTAAAGATACTTTGATAGAAGATACAACTATAATAGATGATAATAAATCGGATTATTATGATCTTGAAAATCAAACAGTTATTACTAGAAATTTAATAGATATTAATTATGCAAAGCTTTATAATATTTATGAATATGAAAATAATACTCGTAAAAAAGAATATCGTTTATTTATTACTATCAATGGCAGAGTATTAGTATCTAATGAAATAATTAAATTAAATGATACTGAAGATATTAATCCTTTAATGGTAGATTTTTATACTATTAATGGTAGAGTAAATAATATCTATATGGAAGCAATTGATGTTGATAATAATAATTTGCTATGTATAGCTTCTGATAAAAATGAATTATATATTTTTGATAATTTATTTAAAGGAAGTAATACTTATTCTGGTTATAAATATGAAAATTATATTAATAAAAAATTAACTAAAAATTGCTTAAAGTATATCTATAACTTTAATAATACTCCATTAGATAAATCTTCTTTAAATTTAGAAAATATTGAAGATAGAAAAGAATTTTATAGAGAAACATTAACACCTACTATTTTAAATATAGGAAGTAGCGTTGATGATATTACTATTTGTGATAAATATATTAATACTTTAAATACAGAGTTTATTAAGAGTTCAGAAACTAATAAAGTAGAAAAAGTTAATTCAATAAAATACTTTAAATTAGCTGATGATTTATCGTTAGATCCAGATATCATTAATGTAGATGGTGATAATAATGATGATAATAATCTATTTGATGATAGTGGTTCTTATTTAAAACTTGAATGCTTTAAGAACTATTCAAATAATTTTATTAATGGTGAAAATAATTCAGATATCGATAAATATGTTATGATTAATTTCAGAGTTAATATTGATAATAAAGAAATTAATGAAAATGATAGATATTATACTTTAAATTATCAATTATATTCATCTAATGGTGATGAAATAAATGATTATAGCCATAATGGATATTCTTTAACAAATAATTCAGTTATTTATGAAATGAATAATATTTATAAAAATATTTATATTTATATTCCTAATAATAAACTTAATAGTGATATTAAAGTTAATGAAACAGATTTATCTACGAATAATATCTTAACTTATAATTTTCTTATAGATATTAAAAGTTCAGGAGAATTTGATGCAAAATGTCATGTATTCAATAATAATTCTACTCATATTTATACATTCCCAATATATCTTAATTATAATATAATAGATAGCTATTTCCCAAATGAAACTATCAGTTATAATTTAACAAATCTTCCTAAAAAATTAACTACTAGAGATTATTTTGTATGTTCCATAACTAATGATTCTTCTGAAACTATTAATAGACTTTATTATAGATGGAGATATATAGGAAATAAACCAAGTGATGATAATTATGATTATTATTTATTATCATTTACAATGAGTGGTTCAGACTCTAATTCCAATAATCCTTATAATATTTCTTATTATATTTGCTATATTTTAAGAAATTATTTAAGACATACTTTTGATGCAACTAATACTAATTTTGATTTTTCTATTAATAAAATAAATTTTGATAAGGATTATCAATGGAATTCAATTAATTTACCATATGGTTATAATAAAGCTAAATTATTTAATGTAATTATAAGAAAGAATCCTGAATCTGATAGTGAAAATTGGTTTGATGATATTCTATTAGAAGAAGGAATTAATTATACTACTAATATTAATTTAGAAACTATTAAAACAATTGAAATACCATATGAAAAAATTAAAATAACTTATGAAGATTATATCAAATTCTTAGAATATGAAGAAAACACACTTGATACGAGTTTACGAATTAACAATGGATTTTTAGTAGAAGCTGCTTATCAACCATCATTATATAATGGTGAGGATAATATTAATAAAGATATAAACTTTATTTATACTAAGAACTTTTATATTCAAGAAGATGATGATGAAAATTATATAACTATTAATAAAGAAAATCAGGAAAAATTAATGTCTAATGTATTTAAGAATTTTATATTTATACCTAATCATGATTATTATTTCTTAAATGATGAAGGATATGAATATACTTTATTTAAAAATACTGAAGAACACCATAAACTCTTTACTGTAATAAATAACAATTTTTATAATCCTAATAATACTTCAAATATTTTCTATAATTTTATTAAATATAAATTTGGATATGAAAATTATGAAGATTATGATAATTATTTATGGAGTTTAATTTTAGATGAAGAAGATATCTTTAATTTCAAATTAAATAAAGATGATGCATCATTTACAGTTAAAGATACTTATATGAGAGACAGATGGTGGTTTAAAACTAATAATGATACTAGTATTAAATGGTGGGAAGATTCAAATTATAGAAATCTTTGGATTTATGAAAATTATATGCCATTAAATAATACTATATATGATGAAGAGATTAATCTTTATATTAAGGACTCCTTTAATAGTGGTTTAAATTATAATATCAATAGTAAAGATATTGGTTTAATTAATTTAACTGAAGATATTTCTAATTTAATTCATTATGGTATTGAAAAACGTTTAATAACTGGTATATATATTGATGGATTAAAATTATTTAATGAGGGATATTATTTTAAAGACTCTTTAAACAATGTTCAGAATATTTTTATTAATCCAACAAATCTTAAGAGCTATTTCGCTAATACTGAAAAATTCCCATTCTATACAAATTTAATTAGTTTAATATCTACTGCAATTAAACCTTATACTGATTATGATAATTATTTACAAGAATTACAAGATTATGAAAATGGTTTAATAGATAGTAAACCAGAAAAAGTTGAACAACCAACAAATGATAATCCTACATTTAATATTAAGAATATTTTATCTAATATTGAAGTAAATACTAATTTTGGTTTAATATCTGAGCAAGAAAAATTAATAGCTTATATAGAAGTAAGAAATTATGATAATGATTCTACAGAAGACTCTTATATTTATACTGAACAAAGTAATGTAACTAAAACAGTAGTTGCTTTAAATGATACTGGTGCTTATTATATTAATAATTTAGATGAACCAAATATTGATGATGATTTAGCAATTGATAGCACACAATTAACCGATACAGCTACTAAGACTGTATTTACAGATCAATTAACTCTTATATTTGAAGATGAATATTTATATAGAATAGTAAATAGTAATGATAGAATTAATATATATATTTCTTATAGAAATGATATTGGTGGTAAATATGCTAGAAGAATTAATCCTAAATTTACTAGAATTACTTTAGATGGACAAAATGTAAAATTAGAGATTAAAGGATTCTATAGTTATAAAAATCTAAGTACTATTTATCTAGTTACTGGTGATATTAATAACCATAACATGTTCTTTAAGAATATTGATGAAACTATTCAGTATATTGATTTATCTGAAATAAAAACTCAATCTGGAGTTCAATTATTCAAATATTTATCTTATGATAATATCGTATCTGCCAATAATGTAGAAATTAACATGAACGGATACATTTTATATCCAGATATAGACTATACTATAATAAATGGCGAGTTTACGACATCTACTACCAACTTAGTTATGTTTAGAAACAATATACCTGATACTGGTGATATTAGTGTTGAATTGAACTTAAGACCTGATAATGATTCTAAAATTGTATTTATGTCTAAACAGGCTTATTCAATGACTAAAGAAAATTACAATAATAAAGAACCTGGTAATGATAAAAAGGTTGCTTTATCTAAATATATAACTATGGATAATGATAGATATTTATTCTTATCAGCTAGTATGGAAGATAGAGATAGTAAAAAGAAAGAAATTATTAATAAATTTGATCTTTATATCAATAACATGAAAGTTCCTAATAAATATATTGAAGTGGTAAATTCAAAAACTATTAAACTAAGTAAAAATGAAAAAGATTATGCTATAGATCTTCATAAAACACATATAGCTAAAAAAGGTTCTAGTGGTTTATATGAAATAACTACCGATTATGATGATACAGAATCTGATAGTTATAGATATTTTGATCCTGAATATGAGAATATAATGATTGTATTCCAAAATAAATTTAATCCATATAATTATGAAATTGAAATTGAAAATAAATATTCTAATGGTAATTTCAATTCATTATTGAATAATCTTTTCTTTAAATTTGAAGATAATGATGGAGTAACTCTTACTAGAACCAATAGTTGTTATACTCCTCCAAATGAAACTGACATATATGATAACTTTGACTGGATTTGTGGAGAAAATAAAGAAACTAATTTAATTAATAAATTAAGTATTTTAACACAAGATGCAAGAGTATATAATTGTAATAAATCTGATTTAACTGAAAATGTTATATTAGATGGAACAGTTATTGAAAATGATATAATATCTTCAAATATTATTATAGATTGTAATCCAAGTGTAGGATCTAAAGAAGATAACACTATAAATGAATCACCAGAATTTAATTTTGATGATTAAAAAAAATCCCCTAAGACTTTTTATAGTCTTAGGGGTTATTATTAAATAGAAACCTCTTCTAGAGGAATCATATCTTCCTTCTTAGTTTCATCAGTAATACTAACTTCATTAGTAGGTGTGAAAGTCCAAGGAAGTGTAATATTTTCAATAGATTCCTTATTAAAATAAGCCTTATGATCATTCTCATTTACAAAGATCTTTGAATGAATATCAAAATAATCTGTAAATGTTTCTTCATTTTCAGTATTCTTATATACAACCTTTAGAATTCTAGTGCAACGAATATTAACAAACATATCAGTAATTTCATGATCTTCAAGTTCAAGATACTCCTTAATCTTATCATTTCTACTAATTTCTTCATAAGCAATCCAATCTTTTTCAGAAATATCAAGATCAGTAATCGCAGTAATTGGAATATTACCAAGAATACTTGAAACTAAATTCATAGTAAAACGAAGTGTTTCATTAGTATGTGCCTGAGATGAAATAAGTCTTACAATCTGGCTTACATCGCTACTAAGAATTGTCATCTGTGTTAAGAACTTTTCAAGTTCTTCAGAATCTTCTTTATAAATTTCTTCATTAAGTTCCTTTAGTCTGTTTAATTCATAATTACCAAAGATTTCCTGATCCATAAGCTTTCTATTACCTGGAATGATAAGCTTAATAAAATTAGGATGATTTTCATCATTATTAATAAAATCATAAACTCTGATAGTAAAATAATCATCTGAAAATTCATAAGAATTCTTAAGCTGTTCAATAAGATCTTCTACTGTAGATTCAAGATCAATCTTATAATCATATTTACCATCCTTAGTTTCATAAGTCCAAAAATCATTAAATCTTTCAAAGAATAAAAAATCACCTTTTGCATTTGGTTTAATATAAATAGCTGAAAGATCTTTTAATTTAACTGACTTAAGTTTTTCATCATAAGAATTATAACAGTCTTTAACAATATCAAACATATAAATTTCCTCCACTTTAAAAATTTTATATTTTTTAGTTATTATTAAAATTTATTTTTTATAAAAAGAATTTTTTTGGGTTTAATTATAACTCATACTAAAAATTCCCTATTTAATATTATTTTATTTTATAAATTTAAATTTTAAAATATATAATAAAAATAAAAAAATTATAAAATTCAACATATGAATATAATTTTATACAGAAAAGAGGTTAAATAAATGGGATCATTGAATACTAGTTCAGTATCAAGTGGTGATTATGCTGATATGCGAACTTCTGTAGCATCTGTAAGTAGTAATAAAGTTCTTTTAGATAATATATCAAATGTATATAATTTTGAAAATATAATTCAATTACCTATGCATTTTTTAAGAAAATATGAAAATATAATTAAAGCTAATTTAATGGATTATAAAATTTCAGAAAATAGATTTTATAGACCAGAATATGTTTCTTATGATTTATATGGAACTACCGATTTATGGTATTTAATATTATTCTGTAATGATTTAAGAAGTCCTATGGAATTAAATTTTACAGATATTAAAGTACCAAATAGTATTTATACTCTTGAAATAATTAATAAATTAAAAACAATTGATAATATTACTTCAAGTCATGATAATCCAATATATATTTATAGAAGTCTTTTAAAAGATCTTAATTCTTCTTCAGATAAAGTAATAGATACAGATAATTCTTTTATAACTAATACAACTATTCAATTTGAAGATAATATTGATGAATTTAAAGATTGTTATTTTAAAATTAATAGAAAAGATCTATCAAGAGATAAATATGCTGAAATAAATACAAATAATTTTTATGAATCTGCAGTTAATTTTGGATTTAGACCTGATATTGAGATTTATAAGTCTTTAGGTATTAATGATAATGAAAGTCATAATATGTATACGATTAAGAATTTAAAATCAGATACAACTTATTATTTTTTAAAGAGATATTGTGGTAAAATGAATCTTTCAATTGAATCTAAAGATAGTAATCTTAAATATCATCAAAATATATTAACTAATGAAGAAGTTAATATGTCTCCAGTTATATTAACTTATGATTTAAGAGAAGCAACTTTAGCTCCAGAATATTTAGTTGAAAATTTAGTATTAAATCATGAAGGTAAAATTTATGAACCTGAAATAATTACTGATAGTGATGGTAATGAATGCTATGGATTTAATATAAATAGCAAAAGATATGAAATTTTCTTTGATGGTACAGCTTATTATATTGTATTAGAAGAAGATAAACTAAAGAATACAAAGACTATTGAATTATTAGAGAATAAAGATGAAATAGATGGTAAACAAATAAACACTTATCATTCTATGAATGAATGGATATTAAATGATAAAGATTCAGTATTAATTAAATTAGATGAAGATTCTGAAGATTTATATTTTAATGAAGAATATTATTATAAGGATGGTCAATATGTTTATTCAATTATGTATGATAATGATAATATGCCAAGTGATGGCTCTAATACTAGAAATATAGTTTATCGTATTGATATCAATCGTGATTTACAATCAAATACTAATAAATTAAAGAATTATGAATTCTTAGGATTTGAATTAAATGTTAGTTGTAAGTTAGAAGGATATTATAATGAAAGTACTAATAGATCTTTAGATAATATTGATTTTTCTCCTTTACAAATAACTTTAGTAAGTAATGATTTAGATGATGATGGAGAAAATATTAAATATACTTTTTCTTATCCTTATGGAGTAGCTCCTGCTGAAGTAACTAATTATGAAGAAAATTTTATAGATCAATATCTTGATAACGATGAATATGATGAACAACCTAAACTATACAAATTTAAAAGAATAGTTCCTATCATTAAAGATTTTGAAAGCAAAGAAAGACTAGATATTAAAGAAATATTAGTTTCTACTTATATTAATAATAACAATGATGAAGAAAGTTTTATTGGTAAATTAATTGTATCTTGTGGAACTTTAAAAATATTTGGATTAGATTACAAAGATTTAGTTACTGAATTTATGACACCTGAAATGTCTAGTGATTATTCTGATTATTATTTATATTATGATTATAGTTTAAAAAATACTAAATATGCTTCAAATAATAATGAAACTAATTATTTTGAACCATATGTTTTTGAAGGAAATACAAATCTTTTAGAAATATTAAGTGATGATATTAATTTAAATTATCTATATAGAAATAATTTAAATAATATAAAAGATTATACAACTTTAAGTTCAATAGATAATTCTGAAAGTGATTTAACTGATATTAAAACTTATACAATTAATTTGAATAAAACAAAAGAAGAACATTACTTCTTAGAAGGTTTAGGGGCTTCTGATTACCTTAATTATACTTTGTATAAAAAAGATGGAAGCCTTTTTGATTTAGCAGATAATTATATCTTAGAACTTAAATTAGAAACTTATCTATCTGGTGATACTAATAAAGAGTCTTATAGATATTTTAAAGATAATAGAATTTTATTAAATGGTTATACACTAAATCATGAAAAAAATATTCATAGTGATATTCACAAAATGTGTTTAAATCAAAATATTGAATTTTTATTTAATAAACAGAATGATAATTATTATATGATAAAACTAAGTGAAGAACAATTAACTACTAATAATTCATCTAGTAAAAAGAATAGTAATTCTTCATATATTAATGAAAATTTATATTTAGATAATTTTAATTCTTATTCATTCTCTGTTAACACTGCTGAAAATGGAGATTCTAATAAAAAATATTATAGTAAATTCAAAAATTGGTATATAGATGAACAAACAGCAGAATTTTCTAAGAAAATTATTTATACACATTCTAATAATAGATTTTATACTTATCCTGATGGATTATATAAAGTTCTTTCTGGAGAAGGTACTGATAATTATCAATATTATAAATACGTAGATAATGTTTCAATTAATACTTATCCAATTTTACAAACTAAAGTTTTTAATAGCAATTATTTAAATTCTGCAACTAATATTACAGACTCTAATAGATATAATGATAATAAATCAAATTATTATATAAATGTAAAGCATAAAATTTATATTAAAATTAAAAAAATTAATACTAGTTTTTATATTTATTATAAATTTAATGAAGAAGATGATTATAAAAAATTACATAGCTTTGATGATTTCTATAAATCTATTAATAATGGAACATTAGGATTAAAATTCTTAAATACAATACCTTATAATAAAATTGAATTTCTTAGTTATAAAATTGGAAAATAAAATTATATGATGATATATCTTTAAGATATATCATCATTTTTATTTTAATTTATTATTTAAAATATATATTATATTTGTGTTGGAATTAAATTCTAACATAAATATATCAATGTAAGGAATGCTTTTAAATATTAGAAAGGACAATTATGAATTTTGAGAATCTAAAAGCAACTTTAAACAAATATTTCAAGAATAAAAAGGTATTGAAATATATTATATGTGGAATCATTATGACAATAGTCATTATCGCATTATCAGTGACTTTTGTTTGTATGTCATTTGAAAATGTTGACAGTGGAGAGAATAACACATATATTGATTATATTGCCGAAAATGACAATATTATTACATCAAAAGTTGAAGAGACTACTATTGCTTTAGTAACTTCTAAAACAACAGAAAGTACTACAACTACTACTACAACAGAAATTTCTTCTACTACAGAAAAAGAAACAACTACTACTGTAGAAGAAACTAAACCTGCAACAACAACTTCTACATCTACTAAGACTACAGAAGAAACTACTGTTACTACATCACAAGTAGTAACAACAACTACAGTAGTTACTAAGTCTAATGAAGATATCGCTAAAGAAGTTATTAATGGTTTATGGGGAACTGGTGATGAAAGAAAATCTAAGCTAACTGCTGCTGGATATGATTATTCTACTATTCAATCAATAGTTGATGAAAGTATGAACAAATACACAACAACCATTGAATCAAATAATAGTAATAATACATCATCTGCTTCAAGTTCCACTTCTTCTTATGGTATGAGTTATGTTAAGAATTTCTCAAGAGGAACTTACTATGCTTATGGTGGTTCTAGATACGGTGGTTCTGGTAGAAGTTTAATTGACTGCTCTTATGGTAATGGAACTGTTAAAGGTTCAATAGCTTCTTCCTATTTATACAATAATTATGGGTACAACTATAATGGGAAAAGAACTATGGTATATTTAGAGATAAGTGGCTATCCATCAATGTCTGGTTATTATTATTTGGATGATTCAGATGCTGGAAATTCTAATGTAATTGACTTCTTCTATTATTATGGAAGTAATTGTCAATTTAGAAATCAGGGAGTAGTTTCAGTTGACTGTTATATAGTAAATTATTAAAATATTAATAAAGTCAGAAATAAAATTAAAAGAACATATTGAAATATAGTTGGCGAATTGCATAATACGAAATGCAAAATTTAAATCGCCTTCAATAATGTTTAAAACTTCCTTTATTATCATTGATATTATTTATTCAAACGAGAGAAAATTTAATATGTTCAATATAAATTGTTGGTATGCTTAATAATTAATTAAGTATACCAATTTTTTTTGTCTATTTTTGGATAATTTCTGGATTTAATTTTAAATTCACAATCAACATAAAATTGTGAATCAGATTTTATGTGTCATTAACTCAGTTGGTAGAGTAACGCCCTTTTAAGGCGTGAGCCAAGGGTTCAAATCCCTTATGACACACCAAATTTAAGTTTAAATTATAATTATAAACAATTTTTTTATAATTATAATTTATTCTTTTCCGTTAAAGGTTGAAATTCCTATTATTATTAACCTCCTATAATAATAATGAAATGGTAATTAAATAATCTACCTCTACGTGGTATTACTAGAAGATTCTTTTTAATAAGAATACTAAAAGATTATTAATATATATTCTTC